TTTCGACATTCTGACCCGCCGGCCGGGCTTAGCTTTTCGCCCTCCTGGGGGATTAACCATCAGTTAGCACTTGACGCGCGCGCGTTGGCCCCTCCGGAGAGGGCTCACCGAGGCACCCGCCGCGGAACACATGGCACGACGACGACTCATCACCCGCACCGAGGTTGCACGACTGGCCGGGGTCTCGCTCCCGTCAATCAGCCGCGCCTGCAACCGGGGCACGCTCCGTCCGGCCTGCGTCCGTTCGAAAGTCGACGTGGACCACCCGGCGTGCGCTGAGTACCTGAGCCGCCACGGGGCCGAGCCTCCACCGCACGCCTTGGCTCAGCCCAAAGCCACGAAGCGCACCACGAAGCTCGCCTCTGGTCGGCCCAAAGGATCGGCATCGCCACTGCAACCGGCCAAACCGACGCCCACGCCTGACCCCGATGAGCCCCGGATGCCGGTGGGTATCGACCTTCCGGCGGAGCCCTACGCGGCGATGACGCTGGACCACGTGGCCCGGGAGTACGCCACGATGGCCGAGCTCGAGCGCGTGATTGACGTGGTCAAGTCGCTCCGCGCGATCCGCGCTCTCGACGACAAGCACTGGCGCGAAGAGGGGAGCGTCATCCCGCGGGAGTTCGTGGACGCCCACATGGTCGGCGCTTTCGAGAAGTTCTCTCGCGACCTGCTCGGCCCGCTCCGCAAAACGATGGCACGCCGCGCGTGGTCCGACGCGCGGTCGGGCAAGACCGTGGCCGAGGGCGAGAAGATGATGGCGGACCTCATGGGCGCCGCGCTCAAGACTCTCAATGCCGCAATCGCGAAAGCGCTGAGGACGGCGTGAGCGAGTCGACGCAGGCGCCGACGCCGACGACCGAGCAGCGCGAGTGGCTCGCCGCAAAGTTCGAAGCGCTGCCGACCGAGCTGAGCTTGCGGACGCCGAGCGAGTGGGCCGAGGCAAAACGGATTCTGCCGCAGGCCGTCACCCCGCTCGCGGGTCCGTATCGATTCGAGGTCGTCCCGTACCTCCGCGAGATCGCCGATTGCATGGGCGTTGACTCGCCGATCCGCGAGGTCGCGGCGATGAAGGGTGGCCAGATTGGCGCGACCACGGGGCTGGCCGAGAACATTCTCGGCTACTTCATCGACGAGGTAAAGACGGCGCCGGTCATGTGGGTGACGGCCCAGGACGACATGGCGAAGACGCGGATGGATGTGAACATCCTGCCGATGATTCACTACTCCGGGATCGAGCACCTCATCCAGTCGTCGGATCTGACGAACAAGCGGCGCACCGGCATCACCGCGAAGAAGCTCGAGTGGCTCGGCGGCGGCTGCCTGCTTCCACTCGGCGCGCAGAACCCGAACAAGTTCCGCCAGCAGCCCGCGCAGGTCTTGCTCTGTGACGAGATCGATGGCTGGCCACTGCGGACGAAGAGCGACGGCGATCCGATCAAGCTGATTCGCTTCCGCACCGCTGCCTACGAAGAGATCCGCAAGATCCTCTGGCTCTCGACGCCGAGTATCAAAGGTCAGTCGAAGATCGAAGAGCTTTACCTCCGCGGCGACCAGCGTCAGTACTTCGTGCGATGTCTCGAGTGCGGCCACGCGCAGACCCTCCGATGGGAGCGCATCAATCCCGAGACCGGCGAGAAGACCGGCATGGTCTGGGAGATGGAAAACGGGCGGCTCGTTCCCGGGACCGTGCGCTACCTGTGCGAGGCGTGCGCGCACCCGCACGCCAACGAGGACAAGACCAAGCTCCTGTCGCCGGACTACGGCGCGGAGTGGCGACCAACGGCGGCCCCGGTTCATCCGGACATGGCCAGTTACCACATCCCGTCACTGCTCTCGCCCGATGGCATGCAGTCGTGGGAGGCGCAGGCGCTGCAATACCTCGATGGGTGGGACATCGAGAAGAATAAGGCGCGCGACCTCGACCAGCTCCAGGTTTTCTACAACAACGTTATCGCGTCGAGCTTCAAGATGCTCGGTCAGCGCGTCAAACTCGCGAGCGTTACTGGACACCGTCGCGACTACAAGTTAGGGGAGGTTCCGAACCGTTGGGCGCAGGACAACTGCGGCGGGCCATCGCTCCTGCTCACATGCGCGGTCGACGTCCACAAGGACGACCTGGCCGTCGCGGTGTTCGCTTGGGCGCGCGGCAGCCGCGGCATGCTCGTCGATTACTGGCGATTCAAGGGCGACACTGAGCAACTTAGCGACGAGGGGACCTGGCGGCGGCTGAGGACACTGCTGCTTAAGAAGCGCTACGCCGCCGACGACGGGAAGGTCTATCCGATCTGCCTGACGCTCATCGACTCAGGATACCGCACGGAGCAGGTCTATTCGTTCTGCACGGAGTTCTCGCGCAACGTGTATCCTCTCAAGGGGCGCGAAGGCACACCGAAGAACGCACCGGACCGCGAGTTCTCACAGTTCAAGACCCCGCTTGGCCGCGTTGCGTTCTCGGTCAACGTCGACTTTTACAAGGGGCGCTGGGCATCTGCGTTGCGTCGTCCGTGGGACGGGATCACGCAGCAGTACGAGTGGAGCTTCAACGCTCCGAGCGACGCGACCGACGAGCAACTCCGCGAGTTGACACGCGAGGAGAGGCGTCCGCGGGTCAATGCACAGACGAAGAATCGCGAGGGGTGGACATGGCACCGGCCGAGCGGTAGCGCGAACGAACTCTGGGATCTGCTGGTCTACAACAACGCCGCGCTCGACATCGTCGCCTACTTACTGTGCATCGACCATCTAGAACTCAAGACGGTTTCCTGGCCTGCTTTCTGGGACCTCGTCGCCTCGCGTAAACTGTACTTCACCGGATAGCCATGGCCGTCACATCCCCCTTCACCGAAGCCTATTGCCAGGCGCGCATCGACGCGCTCGCGGCACAGGTAGTCGCGTGGGAAACGGCGATCCTGGATCTGGCGTCGGGGGCTACCCAGCAATACTCCCTCGATACGGGCCAGACCCGCACCGTCGTCACGAAGTATCAGGTCGGGTCGGTTCGTATCGCCATCGACGCCGCCAACAATCAGATCGCCATGTGGCTCGCGCGCTGCAACGGCGCAAGCTCGCGTTTCAAGCCGGGGTGGTGAATCAATGTTTGGTTGGCTCAAACCCAAGCAGAATGCACCCCGGCTAACGGTCTGCCCTGATCCGTTTCCTCGGGAGAGCGTCGTCGTACGGCAAGAGCCGAGCGCGGCGGCGTCTGCGTTTCGCTACACGAACTGGGGAGGCGAGAAGTTTCCTACCGGGTTCGGCCCGACCAACGTCGCGTGGCCGGACTACTGGACCCTGCGCGCGCGCTCGGGCCAGCTGTATCGTGAGAACCTGTACGCCCGCGGCCTGATTCGCCGCATGGTGACGAACGAGATCAACACGGGCCTGCATCTCGAGGCGACTCCAGAGGAGATCGTCCTAGGACTGCCGCAGGATTCACTCGGCGAATGGTCCGAGGTGGTCGAGACGCGATTCGCGCTGTGGGGCAAACGCGCTCAACTCTGCGACCACGCCGAACTCCGCTCGTTCGGAGCACTCCAGGCGCAGGCGCGGATCGAGGCTTTGGTCGTCGGTGACGTCCTGGTCATGCTGGCCCAGGATCAGCGGACGAAGCTCCCGCGCGTGCTTCTCGTCACTGGCGACAAGGTCCAGACCCCGTACGACCGCTGGATGGATCAGCCCGGCAAGAACCGCGTCCGCCACGGTGTGGAGCTCGATGCGAATGGGCGTCAAGTCGCCTACCACCTTCGCCAAGACGACGGAACATCCAAGCGAATTGTCGCCCGCGGCCCGAAGTCTGGGCGGCGCTTGGCTTGGCTCGTCTATGGAACCGACCGTCGGCTTGATGACGTGCGTGGTGAACCGCTGCTCGCGCTGGTGCTGCAATCGCTACGAGAGATCGACCGGTACCGAGACGCGACCACGCGCAAAGCTGTGACGAATGCGGTTTTCGCGATGTTCGTGGAGAAGGAGAGCGATAAGCTCGGCTCGTTTCCAGCGCCTGGCGCGGCCATCGCGAACGACCTCGAGACGACCATCGACAGCAGCGGCAATCAGCGCAGTTGGAGCAGCCAGGAGCAACTCCCCGGCATCATCATCAACGACATGCAGGTCGGGGAGAAGCTGAAGGCGTTCCCGAGCACTGGCACCGACGAGAAGTTCGGACCCTTCGAGGAGGTCCTGATTCAGGCCGTGGCATGGGCCAACGAGATCCCGCCGGAGATCCTGCGGCTATCGTTCTCATCGAACTACTCGGCGTCGCAGGCTGCGATCAACGAATACAAGATGTACTTGAACCCGGTCCGCGCCGTGTTCGCGCAGCAGTTCTGCCAGCCCATCTACGAGGAGTGGCTACTGCGCGAGGCGATGTTCGGGAAGCTTGACGCACCACAACTCCTGCAGGCGTTCCGAGCGCGCGGCGATTACGATCTGTATGCGGCGTGGGTGTCGACCGACTGGGCGGGGCAGATCAAGCCCGCCGTCGACATGGTGAAACTCACCAAGGCGTACGACGCGATGGTAGCAAGCGGCTACATGACGCGGTCGCGGGCATCGCGCGAACTGAACGGCACGAAGTTCTCCCAGAACATGCGCATCCTTAGGGGCGAGAACATCCTGCTTGCCGAGGTCAATGCACCGCTGGCTCCGCTGCCCGCAGTGCAAGCCGCTGCGCCAGCCAAGCCCGCGCCACCGGACGACGAGGATGAAGTCAACGAGGACGGTTCAATCGACGAGGACGAAGATGAGCCCACAGAAAGCGAGCAGGACTGATGTGGCTGATTGATGAAGGTACCGCACGCGAAATGCGAGCGCGTCTCGATGCTGGGCTCCAAATCACGGACGCCGGCATGGCCGCGTTTGAGGAGACCGTCCTCGGGGCACGCGAGGACGGGAGCCCGCGCAACCTGAACGTTGCCGGCGACGTCGCTGAGATCACTGTCGAGGGGTTGCTCACCGAAAAGCCCGACTTCTGGGCGTGGATCTTCGGGCTGGAGAACACGACCTATCAGTCAATCGTGGCGGCGGTCGCAATCGCCGAAGCGAACCCAGCCGTGAAGCGGTTGCAGTTCAACATCAACAGCCCCGGCGGAACCGTCGCTGGACTGTTCGACGCGCTGGCGGCCATCCAGGACGCGAAGAAACCGAGCAGTGTCGTGACGAGCTTTGCCGCATCGGCAGCCTATGCGCTGGCCACGGTTGCCGGGAAGATCACCGCGACGAACGCGGCCGTTCTCGTTGGTAGCATCGGCGTCGTCATGTCGTTTCATGTCGACGAGAACCGCGTGGACATCACCAGCACCGACGCGCCGAACAAGCGTCCCGACGTCACCACCGAAGAGGGCAAGGCCGTGATCCGCAAGGAACTCGACGCGCTGCATGCGTTGTTCGTCGGCGAGATCGCGACGGGCCGCGGAACAACCGTCGCCGACGTCAACGCCAACTTCGGCCGCGGCTCTGTGCTCGTGGCGAACGACGCAAAGGCCGCAGGCATGATCGACAAGGTCGCGCTGCCGCCGGTACGTGCCACGCGGAGCGCCGTCGCAGAAGACTCAACCGGGGGGCAAGCCCCGGCAGAACCCGAGGCGGCACCCGTCGTCACGGAACAACCCCCGTCACCCGCCGCCGATGGCGGGGGCGACTTCCAGCCAGAAGAGGAGATCCCCATGGATCTGATCGAACTGAAGACCAAGCACGCGGCGGTGTACGAAGAGGCCGTCAAGGTCGGCGTCGCAGCCGAGCGCGATCGAGTGTCGGCGCATCTGCAGATGGGCGAAACCTTCGGCGCGATGGATATCGCGAGCGATGCGATCAAGACGGGCGCTGAACTGCAGGGCAACCAGTCGCTGTTCGCGGCCTACCAGTCCGCTGGCAAGAATCGGGACGACGCTGCGGCGCGTCAAACCGAAACCGACGCCGCGGTAGCGGCTGCCGGCGGAGCCACCGAACCCGAGACGCAGGACCTCGGCGACAAGGTCGTCGCAGAGCTCGAGCGACAGGGGATCGCCAGCTAGTCGCCGAGGCGACGGAAGGACAACAGGACAAGACCATGTCTGACATCACCATCACCACCAACGACAACGGCTCCGTCGCACTCGAGGGTGCGAAGTTCCGTGGCGACTACCTCTACTTCAGTGGAGTCGACACCTACGCCGAGGGTACTCTGCTCGGGCGCAAAGTGATCAGCGATACCATCGCCGTGGCCTACACCCGCGCCGGGACCTCGACCTACACCGTCGCAGCCGCGAACCACACGAACACGACCCTGGAGCTCGGCGCCTATGTCGTGACGGCTGGCACGATGTCAACGGGCGCAGGCCCGTGGACGGCAGTGTCCCCGGTCACCGGGATCTCCGAAACGATCACCACGGCGGCGCACACCGACGATCTGGTCTTCACGACTCTCGGCCTGACCCTGACCGTGACGGCTGGCGGCGGCACCGACTGGGATACCGCCGACGTCATCACCCTGACCGCTGCCGCTCAGACCGGGACGCCGCTCGTGGCCCTCGACTTGGACGGAAAGAACGGCGCGCAGGATCCGATGGCCGTGATGACCTACGCCTACACGTCGACCGGCTCGGGCAACGTCCCGTTCCGTGCGCTCGTGGCGGGAGAGGTCATCTTTGATCGGCTGCTCATCGACGCAGACGGCAACAACAGCAACATCGACGACGTCGTGCTCGACCAACTCAAGCACGTCGGCATCGTCGCCACCGTCGCTACGCAGGTCTCCGTCCTCGACAACGGAGCCACCTAGCCGCAATCCAAACCGGCGCGGCGTCTTGGGTGGCGCCGCGCCCCCTTTGGGCCGGGCAGGCCCATCAAAACCAAGGGCGTTCGCCTCCGCTCACGAGGGTGTGTCCGTAGGCATCGAAGGAACAAGCATCATGTCAAGTGAAAGCACCACCAAGCTGATTCGTCTCTACGAACAGCGCATCGGTCGGCCGCGATGGTTCTCCGGATTCTTCAAGTCTCCGCCGAACAACTTCCATACCACGGAGAAGGTCGAGATCGACATCATCCGTGCCGGGCAACAGGTCGCCGTTCCCGTGCAGAACCTGCGATCCGGGGCGCGCAAGATCGATCTCTCGCAGTTCGTCAACAAGGCGTACACGCCGGCCGTCTACAAGTACGAGTCGACGGTCGCTGCGGTCGACCTCATGGATCGCGCCGCGGGCGTCGACCCCTTCACGGATCCGGTGTTCAACGCGAACGCCACGAACCGGGCTTTCCGGTCCGTCCGGAAGATGGAAGACATGATCCGTGACGGCGTCGAGTTGATGGCGTCGCAGGTCATGCAGACCGGGACCATCACCCTGGTCGATGAGAACGGCGACACCATCGAGTCCTACGACTTCCAGCCGAAGGACGCGACGGGTACGCTCGGCAGCGGTGACCTCATCGTCACCACCGGCACCACCTGGGCGACCGACGGATCCACCGGCAACCCGATCTCGGACCTGGAGACGTTGGCCGACAACCAACGCGCTACCGGGTATGACCCGAAGCGACTCATCTTCGGGGACAGCGCGTGGATCCGGTTCCTGGCGAACACCACCGTCGTGCAGCGCTACAACCTGATCAACGCGAGCTTCGGGCGCATCGCTCCGGAGACGCGGGGCTCGGGTGCGACTTGGCAGGGGACGTTCTCGATCGGTTCCTACACCTTCGAGCTCTGGACCTACAACGCGACCTATGCGCATCCGCAGACCGGAACGATCACCCGGTACATGGATACCGACAAGGTCGTGATGATGGCCGACGGCGAGCTCGATCTGACGTGGGGAGCGATCCCGACCATCGAAGCGGCGCGCGACCAGCGTGCGCTGGCGTTCCTGCCGCCGCGGATGAGTTTCGGCGCGGCCGGGCTCGACCTCACGCTCGGCGCGTACTTCACCCAAGACGCGCAAAACCTCGTGGTCTCCGTGGGTGCTCGCCCGCTGACGATCCCGACGGCCATCGACTCGATCGCCGTGATCGACGTCACCACCTAGTCCGAAGTGATCACCAACGCGAACCTCGGGGGCAACCGTCCCCGAGGTTTGGGAGTCCTGTATGTCCAGACGTGAATTGTGCAAGCGCGCGACCGAACTCAGCGAACAACTGGGGCGCAGGTTCGAGAACGATCGGCACACCAACTCCGAGCTTAGTGAGCTCGTGGCCTCGCTGGAGGCAGACGTGTCGGCCCAAGGCGAAGGCCCGTCGTTGGTCGAGCGGGAGGCAGAGATCAAGAGCGCGGCGGAGGCCGCAAAGCTGCAGCGGCTCAACACCAACGTGAACGAGTTCACCGGCGAGGCGCTCCGCTTCCCGTACCAGGTAGCGCCACGAAAGCAACTGAAGTGCCGCTTCGGTTTGCTGTTGTCCGGCGCGGAGGTGCGCGCGGAGTACGTCGGAGGTCTGGCGCGACTTGCGAAACTGGTGGATAGCGGTGCCGTTCTGCGCGCGCCGTCCGCCAAGCGGTAGCCCATGGGACTACGAGTCCAGGCTACGGCGGACGCGAAGGCCATCCTCGAGAACGAGGACGACTTCGGCTGGCCCATCACGATCACCGACCCGAGCGGTACCAGCGCGGACCTCGTTGGGTTCTCGCAGGAGATCCATGCCGTCATCGACCCGGACACGGGCGTAACGGTCTCGGGCCTGGAGGCGTCCGTGGTGCTCTCGCTGGCGTCGCTGACCGCCGCTGGCCTGGACGTGCCGAAGGGCATCCCTGAGTCAACGTCGAAGCCGTGGGTCGTGGTGTTTAATGACGCCGACGGCAACGAGACCACCTGGAAGGTCGCGCACAGCAAGCCAGACAACATCGTTGGCATCGTGGTCCTGATGCTCGAACCGTACACGGCCCTATGACTGCGCTCATCACGTCCCTGATAGTGGGGCCGAATAATCACGAGTTGGTCCGCGACAAGATCGCGACCATCATCGTCGAGGAGTCGGCGGCGCAGATGGTGCTCGCACTGGCGAGCGAGACCGCCCCGCTGGTCACCTACGAGGACGGGCGTACGAGCGACTACACCGCCACCGCTGCGCTGAGCGTCCTGCAATACGGCGCGTACACGGTGACCGCTGGCACGCTTTCCTCGGGCATCGGTACGTGGACCTGCGTCGCACCGGACGGCACGAGCGAGCAGGACACGACCTCAGCGGCCGATGACGACCTCGTATTCACGGCGCTTGGCCTGACGCTAGTCGTGACCGCGGGATCGGTCGAGTTCGTGACTGGCGACGTTATCGTAGCGACTGCCTACAACCGAGAAGAGTACCGCCTGCGCGTGTTCACCGAGCGCAGCAACCCGTGGGAAGTCTGGGATAGCAAGCCCGAGAATACCCACGCCGACGCCGCGCCGATCGTTGCCCTCGCGCTGCGCCAGTCGAGCACGGACAGAGGCAAGTCCGATGCGATCAAGAAGCAGCACTGGGATGCGAACTACGAGATCGACTGCTACGGCTACGGCAAGAGCACCGAGACCGCTGGCGGCCATGAGCCGGGAGACGGACTCTCGTCGCTCGAAGCTCTCCGAGCCGTCGCGCTCGTGAATCGGATCCTGATGTTCTCGGGGTACATGTACCTCGGCATGCGAGGGACGGTAGGGAGTCGCATGAGCGAGTCGGTCGAACGCTTCCCGCCGGATCTAGAGTCCGTACCGCCGAACATCACGGCGTTCCGTTTCGTGCTGCGCGTCGGTCTCATCGAACTCAGTCCACAGTTCACCGCTCTGGGAACCGTGGACACCATCAACACCGACTACATCCGCACGTCAGACGGCGAGATCGTCGCTCAATCCAGCGTGGTCCACGCATGAGACCGCAATCATTCGAGAGGAACAGACAATGACCGTAGACGCAAACGCACGAGCCAGCACTGTCGGCGTGTCAACAACTTTTCGCGATTTGCGAACTGGTCAGGTCCAGTTTCTGGAGCAGCGGATCGCACTGATTGCCCAGGGCACCACTGCGGCGGCCGGGTACTCCACCACGAAGTTCACCGCGACCAGCGCATTCCAGATCGGCAGTGTGCTCGGCTTCGGTTCGCCGGCACATCTCGCGGGCCTGGAGTTGCTGCCCGCCAACGGCGACGGAATCGGCGTCATCCCTCTCGAGGTGTTCCCGCTCGTGGACGGCACCACGGCGTCGTCCGGCGACATCACGCCGAGCGGCACCACGACTGAGGTCTCGACCTACTGGGCGCGCGTGGGCGGCATCCTGTCCGACTCGTTCGTGATTCCGGTCGGAGCGCTCGACGTCTCGGCGACGTGCAAGCTCGTCAAGGAGGCGATCGAAGCCGTGTCGCACATGCCGATGACCGTCGGCTACACGTACGACACCATTACCGAGGACCACCCGGGCAACACTGGCACCGGCACCGTGACTGTGATGACTGCGGACACCGGCAAGCCAGGCGACTGGACGCTCGTGTGTACGGCGGCAGCGACCGACGCAGGCACGTTCACGCTGACCGACCCGGACGGGACTGTGGTTTCGGAAGCCGTGACGGCTGCGGTGTCTCCCGGAACCTCTGTCGACGAGGGCGGCCTGCAGTTCGTCCTGATCGCGATCAACGGAAGCGACTTCGTCGTTGGCGATGCCTTCACGATCACCGTGCCGGCTCTGACCGTCACCGACGAGAGCAAGTGGAAGGGCGTCAGCGCGAACGACATCGTGGTCGAGATCATCGACGCGCTCGGCGAGTTGACGTGGACCATCACGCAGCCGACCAGCGGCGCCGCGAATCCGACCGTCGACACCGCGCTCGCGCAGATCGGCGACGTCTGGACCACGATGATCCTGAACGGCCTGGATGTCGCGGACACCACGGCGCTCGACGCCTATTCGACCTGGGGCGAAGGACGCTGGGCCACGCTCGTGGCCAAGCCGGCGGTCGTGTTCGTCGGCGTGACCGATGCCACTGTGGCCGACGCCATCGCGGTATCCGAGACCCGCACCACGGACCGGACCAACGCGCAACTCGTCGCACCGGGCTCCCCCGACCTGCCGATTCGAGTCGCGGCTCGTCAACTGGCCCGCATCGCCAAGGTCGCCAACAACGACCCGGCGCGCGGCTACGGTAGCCAACTGCTGCAGAG